ATCCTCGAAGAACGCCAGTTCAAACACCTCACCACCAACGGGATACATAAATGAGAGACATAGACGAAATCTATATCCACTGTGCTGATACCCCGGCGAGCATGGACATCGGTTCCAATACAATCCGTAAATGGCATACCGATCCAAAGTCAGAGGGAGGTCGGGGCTGGTCTGATATTGGCTACCATCTTGTTCTAAGACGTAATGGAATATGGGAAGTCGGTAGACCTATGGAGGTAAAGGGCGCTCATGTAAGAAAACATAATGCCCGATCTATTGGAATATGTGTTGTAGGCAGGGGGTTCAATATCACCCCGGAACAATGGGTCACCTTAAAAGTAGAGATCAAACAACTGCATAAGAAATACCCCAATGCAAAAATCAAAGGGCATAATGAAGCTGACCCAAATAAGCCTTGGTGCCCAGGCTTTGATGTACAGGGTTGGCTAAAAGAAGAGAGGTTGATATGAAAACTATCATCGCAATTAAAGACTGGTACGCGGGCCTCGGTCCGAAAATGAAATTCACTGTAGCATTTTCTCTGGGGGCCGCACTTACTGGCGGAGCCATTGAGGTTAAAACCCTGCTCGCCTTATTCGGCCTGTAATGGAAACCCCGGAACAAGTCGGCTTACGCTGGTGGCACCGGAAAAGGATGGCTTGGCTGGCATTCGCTCAAGTAAGTTTGATGATCCCAGAATTGGCGTTATTCTCAAAAATGGGGTTTATAGACGATAAGTGGATGTCAGCCATGCAACCGGTCCTCATTGTTGTAGTCGGTGGTATGCTGACCATAATTGGGGCTTATATCGGGTTTTCGACACTCCATGACATAAAGAACGGGAGTAATGCATGAACATTCTAATCTGGATTAAAGGCATAGCCATTGGTGTCGGAGTTGGTTTGATTATCGGTGGTATCGGTGGATATAAAATCTGTTCCAGTGGTATGTGGAAAGCGGTGGCAAAGGATCAAGCCAAGCAATCCGAAGGCGTAAGTAAACTCCACCAGGGAGAACTCAAGTCAGCGATCAAGACCGTTAAGGTCATTCAGTACATTAAGTCCGCTCCTGACACGACTGGTTGTGGAAAGGTCAATATGAGAAAGATAGACATTGAGGCACAGAAATGAAAACCATACTTCTGATTTCAATCATGTTCTTGGTGGGCTGTGGTACGACTGTAGGGAAACTCAACCCGGCCCTGACTTCAATCATCCCTGATGCCCAGTTAAAGGGAACGACTTACAATGACGGCATAGTACAGAACGTGGAGCGCAAGGGGGTTATTAAACGGTATGAGTGCAGGACTTATATTTTAAGAAAGAAGCGAATCCCGAAAGCTTGCAAATAATCTCTTTCATTAAGAGGAAGTGGGTGGAGATTTTATTCTGTATTGTGTTTCCGTTCTGGATGCTGCTTTTGTTCTTCCTTATCGGGGGGGTCTTTCTCTTCGGAGAAACGTGTCTCAACAGTGGGATACACGCAGACTGGTGTTCATAGCTTCTTTATTTCCTCGATAGTCTGCTTAGGTTGGATTGCTCCGCCTATTTCCTTGCCTCGCCTTTCAACAACCTCAATACATTCCTTCTTCATGTCTTTACGACCTTGGGAGTAACCTCCTTCACGGCCTTCTTTGTAACCCTTCTCAATAGCTTCCTTTACTGAAATCACATCAACAGTAGCCCGTATTCCATCAATCGCTTTGTTTGCTAATGCTTCAAAGTCCATCATATTCCCCTATTGGTTTATGGTTTGGGTAGGGGGTCTTTCCCCCTAATCATTCTGATCTGGTTCACCCGGTAAAACTCTTTACGCTCCCACCTAGCCATACCAGACCAAGTTTTCTTGCGTTGTCCTAAAATACTAAATGCTCCGCTTGGCATCTCTCACCTCATTAAATACTCCGTAAATGGAGGTTCTGGCGATTACTCAAACCGGCTTTAACTATAGGAAGTTCCCAGCACCGTACCGAATCGCAATCTCTAGGTTATCAGAACCATAACTCTACCCCGTAGGGGATTGATCTTTACTTAAATGCTTTACCATTAATTGTGCGGTTTCTAGGGTAATTTCATTACCCCAGTCTTTAATTGATTGCACATCAGTAGCTTGATCGTCTCCCTCGGCACAACCAAAGAATATTTGTTGCTCCCCTATTGAGTTTTCTGTGAATATAATCCCTGCCGTACCGTTTCTATTGTTTGACCATAGTTGCATTATCTACCTCCTATCGTTTATGTTCTTGTGTTCCACCGTTCTCCCCCTCAACTATTTTCATAACTGCGTTGCAGAAGGCGGCTGGCATGGTGGGGCCTCTTCCCTCTTCGTGCCAGTCCCAAGAGTCCAGGCTACAGATTATATTACCATTCTTAAACACGAACTTGATTGAGAATGACATTTTAATGATTTTAGCTTCCAGCATACCTAGCTTCTCCACAATCACCCCGCAAGCATCTAGGGAGTGGGTGAAGTCCATCGCCTTCCACTTATCAATATTATCAGGGGAATGCCCAAATACCCAACCACAAAGCACTTCATTAATCTGTGTGTCTTTGGTGTTCATTTAAGGCCAGCCAATCCAACGAAATAGTTTTTGATACCAACGTAAAGGCTTTAATTCACATGCTTGATCTACGTCAGCCCAAGTTAAGTGTTTTTGTAACCATCTTCTAAATTCCATCACTCCTCTCCTGTGTCTGGTGGTTGTGGTAACTCCTTTTGTAGCCGTACGATATGAGCCGCTTGCATATCAACCAGTTCTTCATAAGTAGTTACCATATAAAATTCCATCAGTGGTTTATGCTCTCTCGGAACAAGTACCATATCTTTAGGAATGATCGTGGTGTATTCGTTTGGCCCTACATCAATAGCGTCGCCTTCATCCTCGCGATCCATGTTTATTAAATCTTCCGTAGTTTTTCCCGTCGGCGGGGTTAGTACCATATCACTGGTATCTACTATTAGTGGTTTACAGCCATCTTTAGGTAGGCAAGGACCATCCATACTTTCAGTCGTTTGTACCCCACACTTGCTGCATTTGTATGCTGAATCATACAGGCTAGGGGTATCATCTATACATTCCCAATTATGCAGATCACTGGTATCGCTCTGTAGGGCTTGTTGGGCTATCAACCCATTATTGTCTTCAACCAGAGAAACCCACTCGCTTCCAAGCTCATCCTTATGCTTCCTGTAAGGTTGATAATTTCTTTCATCAGCATAAAACTCCAAAGCATCCATGAGCTTTTTGTTCTGTGCTTCTGCTCTGTCAAAATTATCTCTATTTACCTGTAGTCTCCGTATAGCTTCATCACGCTCACTCGTAATAGCTGCTAATTGTGCATCTAGCGAAATAGCTTTCTCCCTACCTGCTTTTTCATAAGCAATGTATGTAGCTAGCTCTTTCTGTAGGGATTCAATATCTACCCTTTGTTCTTCAATGAAGTCATACACAATACCATTGGTGGTTACTTGCCTGCCATGTATGAAAAACTCAATTATATCTGTTACCCTATTTTGGCCCATTATCCTATTCCCTCCCTATTCGTTTTAGGAATGCTTTTACTTCATCTTCACGAATGCAAACAAAACATTGATACCCGTCAATAGTGTTTATTGTATGCCTATGTTTAGATGAAAATAATTTCACCACCTCATCCAGATCATCCCGTAGGGATTGTAGGGCTTGGGCTGCTCTGCTAACAATATCTCTGGTATGTATCAGAGCCATTCCTCCATCAAGAATGAAGCTTAATTCCTCAATCAACGCACCTATATCTACGCTTACCGTATCTATTGTCTGTTCTGTTTTACTCATTCTCTCGCTTCCCATCTGAATTGTTTAACTTCTTCCTCCAACTCCATCAAACGCTCAAGTAGAGGGATTATGATGTCGGGGGATAGAGAGGCTATGTATTGGGCATTCTTGTTCTCTATATCACTAACTACCACCTCACCATCTCCCGTGACGCCCTGATATTCCGGGTCATTAAATGTCATATTATGTGTTTCCCACGGCCCCGGTGTAGCCTTCTTAGCCAATTCCAGTAACTCTGGTATGTTTAGGTTATTCATTAACTTTCTCATAAGTCGCCTCGAAAATGTCTGGCTTGCAGGGATATAATTCCCCTTGCACCCCGCGAATAATCCAGTCTCCCGGTTGTGCGGACATCACCCCTTCCAATGTCTGAATTAGCATTGTTCCGTCTTCTGGGTAGCGCACACGTCCTGCCATAACATCGTCAGCCAAGCTAGAATCCTGCTCCCCAGCACGGTATTGGAATGCCTCAATCACTACTGGTTTCTTTCTGTACTTTCCCATTATCTATCCATCCTTATTGTGTTGGTCTAATGGCAATGAAATTATGGTGTATCCTTCATCTGTAGCTATGCTGAAAAATCCAAAATCAAATCTTGATCCGATAACGAATCTTTCATGGTCTGACTCAATAACGCGCATTGCCTTGCCATAACCCCATTGTTCTTCTGGAACCCACTTAACGATAATTGTTTTCATATCATCCCTCTATATCTGTTGGTGGTGGGGGGAGAGGCATCCAATGGGTAACTGATACAGCTATCAGTCCGACGTACCTGGAAAAATCCCATTGCCATCTAGATATTCCACGACTATCTATACTGCCAGTTTCTACCCTACGAGACAGCAAGGGTTCATCGAATACCTCACTGTGAACTAATACCCACTTGTACCAATCTGGTATCTCATCCTCAACACTTACCCATGTATCCATATCTAGACCTCTGGGTTAGAAGATAAAAGCTCATCTGCACATGCCTGGCAAAGCATTTTGTTCTTTCCTTTTTCTGGACATGCCAAGGCCATCATTTCACCATCTACGAATTTATGGTTACACCAACGACATTTATCCAAAGGGTTTTTATGTTTCGATCTAATCTCACGAAACTTTTGAGACATTTCCTGAAACTCCTTTTTGCACCAGAGAAATTTAATGGTCTTTTTTCTTGCTGGCAGTTGTCTGGATAATTCCATCTCACACCTCTGTATAAAATACGTTAAGCCTTTTTCTGGGCCAATCTAGTCAATCCTTCCAGCAGCATTTTCTGGGCATGTCCGAAGGAATCTGAGGGTACCTGGGTAATATCCCCGAAGCGCAAAGACCGCGCCAAGTTGTTTAATTGCCTGTCGGGGTGCTTGTTACCGGTATCCGTTACAATCTTCCTTAAATCACCGATTTGGGCCTCTGAGAGCAACAATACAGGCTCACCCGTGACTTGTTCCTCCCCGTTGGTACGCATACCCTCAAACTCATTCATATATGAGACTACGGTATCCAATCTTTCGGTTCTGGGGGACTTCGGCCAAGTCTTCGAGCCGCGTTTGAGTACAGATTTCTTGGCCATTTCCTCGTACCAGAGCTTCCAGACCTTATCAGTCTTGGCCGCATCCCGGCATTTGTCGATCTGAGCGCGATCCATCCATTCAGTCAGAACCGTTCCGTCATGGAGCTTGGCGATACAGTAGGCGCCGACAATATCCCCTCTGTTCATATTTATGTTGAAGGAATGTACTGGTTCTTTGGTTTTACCCATGAAGGTAAATTCATCATTGGCTCGCACCATATCGGCGACCGCAAAGACAACGGCGCCGGTATCCGTCGCCAGCTTGGTCAGTCCCTTGTAGGAGACATATAAAACGGCTTCGGTAAATCCCAAAGACTTATTGTAATGCGGTACCAGATAACAATATTGGAAGGCCGGATTCAAGGTAAGACCTACGGTAGCGATGTGAATTACCGCCATGCCGATAGAATTATTATCGCACTTTTGCAGGGCTTCATTTTTCTTGATTGCCGACATGGCGAACATAGCTTCTTCCTTGAATTTTATCGGTAGATGATTCTCTTTAACTACCGCCTCAAAACTAGGTTTGGCATCGATCACAGTCTGCAGGTATGGCACAAGCTGATGTTCAGGTTTTTTCGGCTTCATCAGCGCGACAAGTGTTTTCATTAATCCCATTGTTTACTCCTTACTGTGTTGGTCTATGCAGTTGCATAATCAAAGCAAAAGTCTAAATATAATTCGTTTTCTTCTTTATCGTAGCCAGCACTGAAACCACCACAACTATGCCTCATTCCACTTGCCAGTGAGTCATTTAATAAGCGCCTTGCTTCTTCTTTCAATTCAGATGCTGTTGGTACTCTGAAAGCATTATTAATTCTCCATTCCCATTTAACTGCTTCCATTGCAATCTGCAATTTATCGAAATCAAACTTCCGCAAGACACTTTCAATTCTTTCTTCCATATTCATGCTGGGTATATATCCGGTCTTAATTCCTGTCTGGTAACTCCGGTAGCTTTCTCAATAGGTATTACATATTCAGCGGGTACCCCAGAATCTCTATTAATCCAGTTCCAGACATACTGTGATTTCACTCCGATCAGACGCGCTAGTTCTGCCTGACCACCTGCAATCTTGATTGCTTTTCTTATGACGTGCTTCGGTGTTTTTCTCATGTATTAAACATACGACAAAACACCAAACAATGCAACAACATTTGTTGACATTTAAACAATTGTGAATTAATCTAGAATGAACAGCAAAGGAGCAAACCATGAACAGACCTATGGATAAACCAACACCGTTACACCTGCAAAACGATCTCTGGGACACCGACGAAGTAAGGCGATCTAAGAGCCTGATGCGTAGTTCCAGACTACTTGTTCCTGACAGCAACCTTTTGGATGCAGTTTTTAAGGACAGGGATATCTGGGTAGAGATCAACAACGAGTCCATAGAAACCTTCGAGAGCGTTGAAAAAATCCTAATGAAGCAGCTTGCAGGCTTTAGGGGTATAAGCGTCGCCTTACACATGATACGCGGTCACCTGTTCGATTTAAGGGCTGCTATGGGGCATATCGCCATGTACAGAACCCATGACGGGCTTAACTGCGTCAATCTTGAGAACGTAGCCGAATACTACGACCCTAAATTCGACTGGGGGAAATTAAATGACGGGGCTTATGAGCTGGCCCTGAATATCCTGAACGCCTATGCCCCTGTCTTTGACGACCCAGAGCAGGAAATAGACGAAGCCGAGTATGAAGAATTTATCGATTTCTCAATTCGATCTACCGTTATGCGCTGTCACAAACAGTTCGCTATCGACGTTGTGGCTAAAGTACCGGAACACGGCGGGGTAATTACCGTAGATGAAATACACCATTTCCTGCTGGAACACGGACTCCGCCCAGAACAACTGGATTTCCCACCAAAGAATTGTAGGTACTGGGGATGACCCAGAGGGATTCACAGTGGCAACAGGATCGCTGGGGCAAGCTCACTGCCTCACGGTTCAAAGTTGTGGTAGGGGCTGCGGACACAAAAGGCCGGCTGGAATATTACGACCAGCTCGTAGACCAACGTCTAGGTCTTGAGGACTTTACCGATGTAATTGAAAAGCCCTGGTTTGAACACGGGCGGGATAATGAAGACCCTGGAATCGCCAGATACGCTCTTTATCTGGAAATGGGGAATCCGGGCCTGACGGTAGAGGCCCACCCAGACTTTAAGAACCACATCAAGATACCGAATGTGGGGTGTTCTGCCGATGCGCTGGTACATGGCGATCCTTACGGACTGGGTGGTATGGAGCTGAAATGTGTATCCAGTTTGGCCGCAGACAATCAAATAAAGCTGATTAAGCGCGATAAAGTCCCCTCAGGGCATCTCCCCCAGATCATGGGAAATATGTGGATATACGGGGCGCTTTGGTGGGACTTCGTGTCTTTCTGTCCCTATGTAGACCCTGAATATCAGCTCTATGTAAGACGGATATACCCAGACAAGAATTACTATCAGAGATTGGAAAACGAATGTAAAAAACTGAATAAGGAAATCGACGATACTGTTAAACAGGTTATGAGGGCAATAGCATGAAAAATAAATCAATGGCATTACTAGCAGCACTATTTGCGTCATTTTCAGGGTATTGGAAAGACTGGATACGCGGTTCAGGCACCCAGATGAAACGTACCCGCATCCCGGGGAAACGAAAACCGGCACGAACCAAGCTGGCGCGCATGGCTACTGAACATCGGCTTGACGGTACCAACCTTGGCGGGATAGTCAGCCAAGCATTCCGTCAAGACAAGATAAACAGAAATCTAGCGCGATTCGCCAACCAAAAATAGGTAGGAGAAATGAAATGGTAGGACTAATCATATTATTTACCATATTCATCGGGGTTACTTTACTGGGGGCCGGTCTGGTTATATCCGGGGTGATTGTTTCCAGATGGCCTTAGAAAAGCGAAAGGCTTACCGGAATAAGAAAATCCGGGATGCGGCTCGTGGCGAAGCTTGCACTATGGAAACGAAATACTGTAACTATGATCCTGAGACTACGGTTTTCTGTCATCTTAACGAGGCATACGCTGGCAAAGGATGGTCACAGAAGGCCGATGACATTGGTTTCTTTGCTTGCTCAAGTTGCCACGATGCTTTTGATGGAAGGAACGGTATTCTGGAAGATAAGAACTGGTATGCCCTAAGGGCTGTTTATAGAACCACCAGAAGATTACTGGATATGGGGGTATGGAAATGAAAGTACGAGTTTATGATATTAGAAACTGGTACTGGCGGTTCATAGGGTACTGGGTATGGTTGGCGTACAGGAGAGTATTTTGTTTATTCGGATACCACCAGAACACAATTATCTGGTCTTGGGGCGAATCCAGAGACATCGCAGGCAAAGTTATTTACAAAAACCCGTTACGAGAGGTTTCATATTGCATAGTGTGCAGAGTTCCAAAGGAACAACAGAAATGAACTACCCAATGATATTAATTACGATGATTATCGCCTCTCTGGTGTTCGTCGGACTAGCCGATGAGAACCCCCAAATGAACGCTACAACCCTCTTTCTGAACTTCTGGCATATCTACGCCTTCTGTTTCTGGATCGTGGTAGCAGTGGCTTATTTCACAAGGAATAAAGATGATGAGTAGTGGGACAAAAGAAATAATTGGAAACGCTACGCTTTATCTAGGTGACTGCCTTGAGATATTGCCGACCCTGGATAAAGTAGACGCAGTGATTACTGATCCGCCTTATGGGATAGGTTATAAATCACCAACAGGAAAAGGGAAGTATGTTCGAGGGGACTATGCTGTAATAGCCGGTGATACAGAGGCATTTAATCCAGAGCCTTGGCTGTCTTTCCCAGAGGTAGTTTTATTTGGTGCAAATCACTATGCAGACAAACTCCCGCCATCGGCTTGCTGGCTAATATGGGATAAACGTGCTGGTATGGCACAAAATAATAATAGTGATTGCGAGCTTGCTTGGAAAAAACAAGGTGGATCAGCAAGATTAATAACACATTTATGGAATGGAATGCTTAAAGACAGTGAGCGCGATCAATTACGGGTACATCCAACACAAAAACCTATCGCTGTCATGGAGTGGGTGATTAAACAGTGCAAATCAGAGCCACAAACTATATTCGATCCATTCATGGGTTCCGGCACCACCGGCGTAGCTTGTATGAATCTTGGCCGTAAATTCATCGGAATTGAAATAGAGCCCAAATACTTCGATATAGCTTGTGAACGAATAGACCAAGCACAACGACAAGGCAGGATGTTTGAATGAACAAAGAAAGGCCCGGGGGATTAGACCGGGCCGATCAATACATCAAAGGAGTAAAAATGTGTATCCATGGGATAGATACGAAACAGATAATAGCACAGAGGTATATCTGATGTTGAAAATACTATCATTAGGTGCAGGAGTTCAAAGCACCACCCTACTTTTGATGTCCTGCAAAGGCGAATTGCCTAAGCTGGACTGTGCCATATTCGCTGATACTGGCTGGGAACCGAAAGCTGTGTATGAGCATTTTGATTGGTTGAAAGCCGAGTCTGAGAAATACGGCATCCCTGTCCACGTTGTTTCCGAGGGTAATCTGAGAGATCACGAGGTCCACTCGGAAATGAGAAACGGGAAATCTCCTGTAATGATTCCCTACCGTACGAAGAAAGACGGGAAAATAGGAATGATTCGTCGTCAGTGTACTAACCACTACAAGATTAAGCCGATTAATAAATTTATCCGCAGGAGCCTCTTGGGACTTGAAAAAGGCCAACGCTACAAAGGAGAGCCAGTCACGGTATGGAAAGGCATTAGTTCCGATGAATCCCGCAGAGCTACGATCTCAAAAGACTGGTGGTATGACTTTGAATATCCCCTGATTGACCCATCAAATATGACTCGCTTCCATTGCATTAAGTGGTTTGAGAAGCATTATAACCGTCCACTTCCGAGGTCGGCTTGTATTGGCTGTCCCTATAAAGGCCCGAAAGAGTGGGCAGAGTTGAAGAAAAATTACCCCGAAGAATGGCAGGACGCTATTGAGTTTGATCGCGCTATGAGGAAGAAGGGCGGAGAAAAAGGCGATTTTTTCCTCACCAGGGAATGTATCCCGCTTGAGGAGCTTGACCTAATGAGCCCGGAAGATCATGGCCAGCTTGGATTTTCTGAGGAATGTATGGGGATGTGCGGTGTGTAAATCGCAGGCAAAACAAAGGGGACTTTGCGTCCCCCTTGCAAACCCGAGACAGCCCGGGTTAATATCCAAGTCGCTGAACTTGATGAAGTGGAATATATCTTCTTTCCCCCCCTTTATCTATACCTTTCAGCCGCTCTTTCACAGGGTTTGGCGCGAAAACCAGAACCTTTTTTGTAATACCCAGAGGGGATCACTGATCTACCGGCCATCAGCCCCGACCAAGATGAGTTTTGCATCATGGGAAGACCTAGTACCAAGGGTTTTATTTATCTTGGGAAAGGGTCGGGATTTTATAATCAATCGGAGCCAATGCAATGAATGAAGCAATAAAGGTTTTGGATCATGGCCTTGTCAGGCTGGTAGATCACATGGGAAACGATTTGTCGATAGTTCGTAACGCCAGGGTATCCTATAACGCAGAATGGCGCTCTGGGGAAGATGCTGGCAAAGATGAAAAGCTGATTCATTACCTATACAAGAACGGCCATAACACACCATTCGAGGCCGTGACATTCACCTTTGAGGTCAAGGCGCCGATATTCGTAATTCGCCAATGGCACCGGCACCGCACCCAGTCATATAACGAGGTCAGCGCCAGATATACGGAACTACCAGAAGAATTTTATATTCCAGAGCTGGGACAGATTACTACGCAATCCAAAGACAATAAACAAATGCGTACTGACGAGATAAACCGGAATGCAGAGTACATACAAACCAATATCAAAGGTTGCAATAGAAATGCGTTTGCAACCTACAAGGAAATGTTAAGGGTGGGATGCCCACGTGAGCTGGCTAGGTCTGTGCTACCTGTTGGTACATACACCCACATGTTTGCAACCATGAACCTGCACAACCTATTCAAATTCCTTGGAGAGCGCCTGCATCCACACGCCCAATGGGAAATACAACAATATGCCCAGGCCATGCTTGATCTGATTACCCCAGTGGTACCGGTAGCAGTAGGGGCGTTCAATGAAACAAGATAGTCTGATCGACTTGTTGCCCCCCTGGATAGACCCAGAAGCATATTTGGGATTCAAGGAAATGCGTAAAAAGATGAAAAAACCCATGACAGACCGGGCCGAAGCTATGCTTATGAAAAAGCTCAGTAACTATAACGCCGAGGGGTATGATGTAAATCAAATTCTGGATCAATCCACATTTAACTGTTGGCAAGATATATTCCCCCCCAAAGGAGATAACAATGGACAACAAACTAATCCGAAACGCCGAGCGAATGATGCGAACAGTAAAGTGCAGGATGCCATCGAAAGGCGAGAAGCCAGCCAAGCCCCTTATCTTGATGGCCAGTTCCGACGACATTGATAAGCTCTGGCTAACTATGTCGAAGATGTACGGCCACAAGTGGACAAGTTCTTACGGGGATATCGATGACGGTACTTGGTACCGAGGGCTTTCAGACCTGGCGCCGGCCCAGCTCGGAGTAGGGCTTTCCAGATGCGTTACCCGGGAAGACCCGTGGCCACCTAACCTTCCCGAGTTCCGCGCCATGTGCCTGCCTTCAGAGAAAGACCTTGGCATCCCCGATCGAGATACCGCATACCAGCTCGCTACAGTACGCAGCAACAGCGGCACCAGACCGGAAGCCGTACAAAGAGCTGTAAACCTTATCGGGGTATTTGAATTACGCACAGGCTCCATTAAGAAAATGAAACCCATATTCGACAGAGCTTACAAAGTCGTGGTCGAGAAAATGCTGGTTGAGGCCGCCATGGAAGAACTGAACTACTACACGACGGAGGGGAAAGATGGGCAACTCTACATCGCGAACGTCTGATAGAGTCATAGACCATAACTGCGCATGGGTAAGAGGCGTACACCGTTGCCAGATGCCCGGGACAGTCAGCTACCAGACAGGACCAGGGGCCAAGTATTACTGTATGTGGCACTTAAAAGCCCTGCAATGCCCTCAGACTGTAGACAATGCCGAGATATTCAACAGTTTCGTGGAGCAGCAGATAAACACTATGATTGCTCGCTCATTCGAAGAGCATGGACTCCCACCCCCCAAAAACCCTTGGAATGAAGACATCCGCACCTTGAGGCGGAAGGTAGGTATCAGTGGATAAATTTAGTATTAGAGAAATAGCAATTTTCTACAACCCCGGAGAAAAGTGGCATTTAAAGGAAGTAGAAATAATAGGCCCACTGAGAAAGAGGCGATGGTGGGATTGGGATAGAGAGAATGTATCCGGCTGTAGCCTTTGTTATAAAATAGATGTAGATGGGGACTTAGATTGTATTGCTGAACCATACGAACTCCGCAAAAAGAAACCCCCCAAAGACGACGCTAACGATGTAGTCTCTTGGGATGATTGTATATGGAGACCAGAACATGAAACTATGTAAAGACTGTAGGTGGTGATATGAGTAATTTAACCCAGAATAGGCTGAAAGAGGTTTTGCATTACGATGCCGGAACAGGGATTTTTACTCGGCTGGTTTCCGCTGGCAATGGGAAGGTCGGTACTGTTGCCGGAACCTTGACCCCTTATGGCTACATCATAATCATGGTTGATGGCAGACTCTGTTTTGCCCACAGGCTCGCATTTTTGTACATGACAGGCAGTTTTCCTGCCGATCAGTGCGACCACATAAATCACATTAAGGACGATAATCGTTGGAAGAACCTGCGCGAAGCAGATCAGACAATGAACCTGAGAAATCAGTCGATGCGGAGCGACAATACTTCTGGCTGTGTAGGTGTGCACTGGGATAAAGCCAGCAGTAAATGGGAAGCGCAAATCCAAATTAACGGAGAGAGCAAATACCTCGGTCAGTTTATTGAAAAATCCGACGCTATTGAGGCCCGAAAGGCCGCTGATACAAAATATGGCTTCCATCCCAATCACGGACTCATGACATGAATAAATTATCAAATTTCGGGCTTGCTCTCAGCATTTTGGTAATGATATTAATAACTATCGCTATATGGAGTGTGTTGTCGTGACTCACGATGATCTGGTAAAAAAGGCCGCATCTTGGCTAAAGCGCAAGCACTGTCTTGTCATCACTGAAATGGCGACCGGCGAGGAAGCAGACGCCATTGGATGGTATGGGAGCCAGGCTACACTCATTGAGTGCAAGGCGTCGCGTTCTGATTTCCTGTCCGATAGGAAAAAGCCATTTCGACGTCTGCCAGACACAGGGATGGCATCACTTAGGTACTACATGACGCCCATGAACTTGATTGACCTGGAGGAGCTTCCTGACTGCTGGGGTTTGCTTGAAGTGCGCGGCAATAGAATATTCACTCCCAAGAAAGCTGAATGGCAAGAACATAATGAGCTGGCAGAGAAGTCACTATTGCTGTCAGCGATACGGCGTATAGGACAAATCACCCCAGAGGGAATAAGCGTGAAGTTCTATACACATCAAACAAAATGTAAGGCAACATTAAGTATCGAGGACCAATAACAGTGGTGGTGTTATGGATGAATTAAAGAAATGTCCTTTTTGTGGCTCGGGCGAGGCAGAATTGCAAGTGGTTGTAGACGAGCCATGGTCGTATGTTCGATGTCACACTTGTAATGCGCAAGGTAAAACATGCTTTGATGCCGACTATAATTTTAACAGACTACATGGTTATGCCATCAAAGCATGGAACCAAAGAGATGAACAATAGGAGCAGTGTTAGAAGGATAAACTAACCAGGAGAACATAATGAAAAACCTCACAAAAAACTTACTTTTATTTGCAGTAGCTTTAAACCTTATCTTCGCTTACACCACGTACTCTCAAAGAGGTGTTATCGAGGAAATGCACCAAACAAACACGGAACTGGCGAACCATATACAAGTCATTAACACCAAACAGTTGAACGAGAACCGAATAGCAAGGGAAATTCAAGACAGGTCAAGAGTCTCAGAAGCGTGGGCTAAGCACATTGCTCCAATGTATGTCAGAGCAGCAGCAGCCCAAAACGACCCTAGAATAACCCCTATGGTATTAGTCAGGATTGGGGACGCTGAATCAAACTATGACCCCAAGGCTTTGAGTTACATGGGAGCCAGAGGGATTCAACAGATTATGCCGAAGTATTGGGCCAGAGGGCAGATTCCTTTCGTGAAATCAGCGAAAGATTTATATGACCCCGAGATTAACATTCATGCCAGTGCATATATTCTTGCTCATTACACCCGTCTTGGCGGAGATTTAAAAGCAGGAGTCCGAGGGTATCATGGTGGGGAACCTGCCTTCTTACGTCCGAAACCCGTGACAGTTCAATACCAAAGAGACGTTTTAAAAGGCTACCATCAGGCGTGAACATAATCGCAATCGACCCAGGGACTACTCAATCAGCCATGGTGCAGTTATTCGATGGCAAAATCATTTCCCATGAGATAGCTAACAACAAGGACGTTATTTATTATTTGAGGACAACCAAAAGACAAGGAGTTCGGTTTGGCATTGAAATGGTGGCCTCGTATGGGATGCCAGTCGGTAAGGACATATTCGAGACTGTACTCTGGATAGGGCGGTTCATTGAGGCATGGCAAAACCCATACCAAAGCACTTACCGTAAGATATACCGCAAGGACGTAAAAATGTTCCTATGCAACAACACACGGGCCAAGGATTCCAACATCAGGCAGGCCCTGCTCGATCTGTACCCAGCTACCGGAGGGGGTAAAACCCCTCAGGTAGGTACCAAAAAAGACCCTGGACCGCTTTACGGATTCAAGGCAGATGAGTGGGCCGCTTTAGGCGTAGCCCTCACCTATCAAGCTATTTTACAGGGGAAATACAGTGCTTGAGGTATCCCGAGGGGACTTAATCGCTTTCACCATTGCTTCGTTCAGCCTAGGCCTGTTCGTCAATCACTTCGTTATCGGCCCCATAATGTATAACGGCCATGTAAGCACCACCAAGACCGTTAAAATACAGTGTAATGACTCTCGTCACCTTCCTCCTACCCGATAGACGAGGGATTTGGCCCCCGGTTAGCGCCGGGGGGTCTTTTTCACTATACTATGGGTAGATAACGGAGAAACGACATGGCAGATGACGAAAAGAAACCTAAAAAGCGCGACGAATCGATAGGACGCCTATTCCGGCGAAAGCGCGGTATCGAAGAAGGCACCATGGAAGGGAAAACGGTAGTCGGTGGCCCAGTCCAGACGACAGCAGAATCGACAAGGGTTGATACGCCAGAACCAAAGCCCAGGAAGGTACGCTCTACCCCTGCCAGCCGTAAAGCTAAAAAGCAAAAACGGAAATTCAGCTTTTGAGGTTATTCGCCTTCATACTGGTTATTATTGCGATACCGGTCATGGTACTGGCCAGCAATGGCCACCCCAAGAAAACAATCACCCTTGAAAAGTACAAACAAACCAAAACCTTTGACCCCACAAAATACAAAGTAGTGGGAATGGCTTCCACAAAAAGCTGCGCTGTTGTACGAAAGATAAACAAGGCATTCCTTATCCGACACGCCAAAAAGACCTTACCCAAAGGCACCGCATTCATGATAGTCCAGGCCCACGTACATAACATCACCATAGGCCACTACACCGGAGAAAAAGACCCCAGACAAGCAAGATGTATTATCTGGTGGCAATACCCCGTGAACAGAGCTATAAAAAATGGCACAATACTGACTATCACTAAAAGCTAAACCGCTACCGAGAGGCGTGGAGGAACAAATGGCATACAACCTCAAGAAGTTGCACACAGACGCTAATATGGCGTTAATCAAATCAGGGAAACCACTAGCAGACTCACAGGGCCAGATACCCATAGCCGTGAATGGTCTACGCATCGGTAATGATGTTGAATGCTACGTAGAGCTTACAGGGGCTATTACATGGTGGGCTGGCAGGCCAACAGTATTATGGCAAGTGTGTTTCTTAACTCGGGATGGCGGGGTTATTGTAGAGCGTGATAATAAATACCGTGAATTGGTGATGTGAAGCTGCACCGATGAAGAAACTAACCCCCAAGCAACTTGCCTTTATCACACTGGTAATAAAGCACCCGAAGAAATCACATGCGGTGCTTTACATGAAGATATATACCAACTGCAAGAAGATAGAAGCAGCCAGTGCTTGCGCATGTCGCTTATTAAAGAAAGCTAATGTAGCTTCTTACATTGCTAAGAGGACAGAGGCCGCACTGATATCTGTGAATAAGAAGGAAGAACGAGCAGAGAGAGGGAAAAAGGAAAATAACGAAATCTCCGCCGAGCGCATTCTGTTGGAGTTCAAACGCCTGTGCTTTGTAAACGCGGCAGACTTCTATGATGAGGACGGTAAACTCATCGCAGTACATAAACTAGAACGAGACTTATCCGCTGCCATACAGGAAGTAAAACACAATCCTGATGGTACATTCAGCTATAAGCTGTTCAACAAGCAATCCGTACTCACTGACCTGGGCAAAGCCTCTGGACTCATCAAGGACGTTATCGAGCTGATAATCACCAAGAAGGGACAAACCGAGGAAACCAATACCGCGCCAGTAGCGAACAGCCTGGATTTCAAAGAAATCACCAAGAAAGCCCGAGTAATAGATGGCGAATGCACTGTCGTATGACAACCCGAACCAGTCCTTTGTAGACCAGGCCATACCATGGTTACACGGCGCCACCATGAAAGAAGCACTGGCCTTCTACCGAAATACCGCACAAGACCCGGACTGCGATGACTGGGTAATAGGGGAGCTTGCCAAGTACGATCGCTTCTTTCTCTTGACTCATATCCTGAACAGACCTGATGCGATACATCCGTGGCAATACGAAAGAGCCAGAGAGATTGAAGCAGACCCAGACGGATATCTCGACTTGTGGGCGCGGGACCACTACAAGTCCACGTGGATTACCTTTGCCGGCTCCATCCAAGAAATCATCAAGAACCCAGACATCACGATAGGGCTGTTCAGCCATACCAAGAACATCGCCAGCGCCTTCCTTAACCAGATAATGACGGAGCTTGAGACAAACATCAGGCTCCCGGCCTTGTATCCGCATATCTTCTACCCGGAACCACAAAGACAGTCTAAATCGTGGTCAAGCCAGAACGGTATCCTCGTTATGCGCGAGACAAACCCCAAGGAATACACTATCGAACCCTGGGGGCTGGTAGACGGTCAGCCTACAAGTAAGCACTACATGCTGATGATATTTGATGACATTGTGACCCTGAAATCAGTGGGTACCGCGGAACAGATCGAGAAGACCAGTGATGCCTGGTTCATAGGCCAGAACCTCATGCGATCAGACTCACGGCGCCAATGGCATGCCGGCACGCGGTATGACTTCGCCGATACCTACGGGCAATTGTTGGACATGGAAGCCCTGAAGCCCCGGATATACCCCGCGACAGAGGATGGGACCATAGACGGAGTACCGGTGTTTCTAACCCCAGAGGTATGGGAAGACAAGAAATCCAAGTCCTCGGAGTACATCATTGCCTGTCAACAGCTCCTTAACCCCTCGGCAGGGTCACAGCAGGAGTTCAAACCAGAGTGGCGCCGGATGTACGAAATACGCCCCATGACGCTCAATGTTTACATTCTTGGAGACTATGCTGGCAGCAAGGCTAAAGGCTCGTCTAACACCGCATTCGCCGTCATAGGCATGGACTCTGCCTTTAACAAATACCTACTTGATGGCGCTGTCCACAAGATGAGCCTCGATGAACGCTGGATCATGCTCAAGAACATGCGTAACCACTGGGTCAGGCAACCTGGAATACAGTCTGTGTCTGTGGGCTATGAGAAGTACGGCGCCCAGTCTGATATTGAACACTTCCAGACCATGATGCGCCTTGAAAAATGCACCTTCGAGATCACCGAAGTAAACTGGGTGCGCGAGAACTCCCAGGCCAAAGACAACCGTATCCGACGTTTAATCCCTGACCACAAGAACTGGAAGTTCTTTTACCCCTACCATGACAAGAACAACAATGGTCTTACCTCAATGCAGCGGGACGCAGAGGCCAGAGGACAGGGGTACCTGATCGCCAAGCGCATACTGCGAACAAATGAGAACAAGAAGGTCTACGACGTTGTGGAATGGACTCGGCGTAATGAGTACCAATACTTTCCCAATACCACGAAGAAGGATATGCTCGACGCCATGTCACGCTTCTACGATATGGAACCAGTCCCCCCAATGATCTTTAACGAACAGGATGTAATGCCCACCCCGGAGGAATAACAATGCCAAAAGACAAAAAGCACAATAAACGCCCCCCAAGGAAGCCATCAAGATCAAGGCAAAAACCTAGCTATTAGCGGAGAACGTGTCTAAAATAGCCATAAATGACCCATGCGGGGTGAAGCTCTTTGGCAAGAGTACCTACGACGGTAGGAAGATGATGGTTCGATTCCATCCCCCTGCGCTACATAGGAGCTAGTCATGGCTGTAAAGAAGATGCGCCGAATCAATTATGCAGCCCAAGTGCATAAGGTGGATAAGGACATCAACAAGAAACAGAATGGCTATGAGTTCAGTAATGGCAGAAACTTTAAAGACCCCGAGAAGAACGGTGGAGCCTATCGTCAGCCGTAAGAACTACCAGACTCACCCTGACTATGAGGATTTACCCGCATCGGTCAAGGCCGTAGTCACCCCCGCAGAACACGCATGGTTAGGCCGAGAGAACCGGAATAACCTCATTCAAGAACTCACAATGCCGGACCCGGAGGACTAATGGGTGATGTAATTGAAACAGAGTTTGGTGATAGCCCAGCCCACAAGGTAGAACTGGCCGACAAGATGTTGGCCCAGAACATCGGTGAGATACTGCACCGGCACTACCCAGGGCATCTGTGGTGCATCCATGTGAACTCAGAGGGCGGTATAGCTACCATCAAGAATCTCAGGGTGAGCTTCCTGTACGGCTATGTCCTGCACATGAAGAACCTGTACCCATTTGACAGTCAGGTGGTCACCAAGATCATAAACGCGGGGGGGGAGATACTGGAACGGGCCAACATGATTCGAGGGAAGTCCGATCAGCAGAACTCCACCCATGTTGAGGGCGTCAAGGAACGCAAAACACCCAATATTGTAATATGAGCCTAAATGAGAAATACTTGGAGGGTGTCGTGGATACGGTCTGCAAAGGCATTATCGATGGACACTCATTGAAGGAAATACTAGCGACTTCGGAGAACATGCCGGATATCTCTACGTTTCAAAAAGCAGTTCGGTCAAGAGGCGATTTAACCAAACGCATTGAGGCCGCCAAAGGCGAACAACGGATCAGGATGAAAGACCCTGCCTACTGTTCGCATTGTTTGAAACAACAGAAGGTAGCCCATGGCACAAAGAAGCACATCCACTCAGGTACAGGTCGCTAAGTCCTCACACCTACAACTCGCTACCGATGCCTTTCTCGCATCGACTTCATATCTGGATAGCAACTACCGCAAAAACTGGGATGACGCTCTGCGTATGTTCCAGAACCGGCACCTTTCAGGTTCCAAGTATTTTACCGATACCTACAAGTGGCGATCCAAACTCCACCGACCAAAGACACGCTCTGCCATTCGCAGGAATGAAGCCTTTGCGGCCTCTGCCTTTTTCAGCAACCCAGACGTTATCGATATCAGCCCGGTAAACGAAAGCAATAAAGACCAGCGCGCCAATGCCGAGATCATGAACTTTCTAATGAACTGGCGACTGACTCAGGATATCCCCTGGTTTATGACCTGTATCGGTGCTTATCAAGATGCCCTGACCATGGGGTCAGTCTGCAGTAAGCAGTATTGGAAGTTCCAGCGTAACCAGAAGGGCAAGATTATTATCGATGCGCCCTGCATAGAATTGAAACCCCTTGAGAATATCCGTATCGACCAGGGGGCGAACTGGGTAGACCCGATTAATACCTCCCCCTTTGTCATCGATGTCATGCCCATGTATGTACACGAAGTACGGGCCATGATGACCAACATCGACGACAAGACAGGGCAGCCAAAGTGGAAGTCGTATACACCAGAAGAAATCAGGTCCGCCACGGAGCTTACCTTCGACCAGACCCGCCAAACTCGCAACCAGAAGCGTGAAGACCCCCAAGACAGGCGAGACTTCAATTCATTTGAGATCGTCTGGGTACACGAGAATATTATCAATATGCAGGGCGAGGACATGGTGTTCTATACCCTGGGGACGGAGCTGGAACTGACAAAGCCTGAACCGATATCGAATGTCTATTTCACCGGGGATCGTCCCTTTGTGATGGGGCAGGCCATTATCGAAACCCACAAGATCATGCCGGCAGGACTCCCCGAACTCGGTAAAGACTTGCAGAAAGAAGCCAACGACATAGCGAATACCCGGCTGGATAATATCAAGCTGGCCATTAACAAAAGATATCTGGTAAAGCGCGGCAAGAACGTAGACCTCAGGTCATTACTCAGGAACGCCTCAGGCTCTATAACGATGGTTGATGACCCACAGGGGGATATTGAGGTACTGGAAACTCAAGACGTAACGTCCTCAAGCTATGCTGAACAGGACCGTATCAACAGCGATTACGACGATCTGATAGGGGTATTCTCTCCCGGGTCGGTCAATACCAACCGTAACCTGAATGAGACAGTCGGTGGCCTGAACCTGTTAAAAAGCGACTCAGGGACTATGAGTGGCTACACCCTTCGCACCTTTATCGAGACATGGGCCGAACCTGTGTTGAAGCAGCTTGTGGAGCTTGAGAAGGAATATGAAACCGACGAAAAGATACTGGGTATTGCTACCCAGTCCCTCGAGTTATTCAACAAGTACAATATCGAGGAAATCAATGACGACCTGTTGAGACAGGATACCAAGGTAATCGTTAATGTAGGGATTACAACAGCAGACCCAACCTTCAAGCTGCAACAGTTCATAGCTGCTACTAAAGCCTTTGTCGAGATTGTCCAGGCCGGTACCGGAATAGACCTGGAAGAAACCGCCAAAGAGATATACGGCGCCATCGGTTATCGGGACGGTAAACGCTTCTTCGGTGGTCAGGATATACCCCCAGAGGTCGCGGCACTTCAACAGAAGGTGCAGGAACTGCAAGGGGCTATTGACAGCGATCAAGCCAAGATACAAACCAAGGGCGAGATTGATCTACAGTCTCAGGAATCAGAACAGACCAGCAAGGAACGTATAGCCCTTGCCGGTAATGAATCCAAAGAGGAAGTCGCGGAGATAGCGGCCGATGCGAGATTACAGGTTCAGGAACTGGTGAGTGAAACCCAGAAAATCCTTGAAGGGATTAAGCAGGACGGGGAAGCCACCAAGGCAATCGACGAGGAGATCAATGGGCTTGATTCTGAAGGCGGGGAAACCAAGGCCGGCGGCAATACCCAGCACGACGTAAACATTACAGTCGGGGAACCAAAGGAACCAGAAAAGCCAGTGGACAAGAAAATAGATATTGAGTTTGATAAGGACGGCAACCCCACTGGTGCTACTATCAAGGCATTACCAAACAAAACAGAGAAATAACTATGGCAACCAAATTTACACAAGATGAAGCTACTGAAAGAGCGAGAGGGGAAGCCCGGTTCATAATCAGCGAGGCAACCTCTATCAGCAACCAGACTGCTGCTGGCCCTGTCGCCATGCGAAAGTTTGTAGACTTTCACGATCAGATGTTAGGAGCGCAGGCGAATCTTAATGAAGTTCAGTCCGATGGTGGTGCGGCTTTGGTCCAGTACATTCGGGATCAGCTCAACGATCAGGTCTTTGATCCTGCGGCTACCTTTGTAGCCATGAATACTGAGCTGGGGAACGTCATTACCTGGATGGCGACCAACGCTCCGAAAGACGGAAACGGTAATGTCGCAGACGGGTCCATGAATGGAGTAAATCCCTCAACCCCATTTACCTTAAGCACCGCACAGACCGCAGGCTTTCGTACTCAACTCGCCACACTGATAGCTGCAGCGCAGGCATTCATACCGAATAACTAGGGGGTTTTATGGCCATTGCGCTCCGAGGTTCCCCCACTACTGCTACCGGAGGCGAAGGTTCCGGCAGCACCCTTGTAATAAATAAACCCACTGGCGTCGTAGAAAATGATGTCTTGATTGCCTGGGTAGTTTGGGATACCACCCCTACGATCACCGCAAGTGGCTGGACCCAGATCACTGGCAGCCCGTTATCCAATTCAGATCAACGTGGAGCGTTTTGGTATAAGGTTGCCGGTGGTTCTGAACCTTCTACTTATACCTTCTCAGGAACCAGTTTTGATCGGGCTGGCGGTATTATTGCCTTCTCTGGGGTGGATACAAGCACCCCTGTAGAGGCTCAGGGAAGCCAAACCAATAGCTCGACATCCAGCGTCACAGCACCAACGATAACAACCTCTACTGACGGTGCCATGCTGGTGTTCGCAGGCATGATGGACTCCAGCGCGGGTAGTACCGTTTCTGCTACCGTTCCGGGGGGAATGACTGAGCGTGTAGATGTTCCTGTTACCTCTGGATGGTCGTGGGCCTACATGGCCACCGAGATCAAAGCCACAGCAGGGTCCACCGGTACTCGCGTTGCTACGGCCTCACGCTCGGACGATAACGGCGGGTTTCTGATAGCCCTTAAGCCTGGTGCAACCTTCACGATAGAACAGGAAGGATTTGCTTTCGGTGATGATGATGGTAATGAAGCAAGCCACACACTAGACACGCAAGACACCAACATAACTGAAGCACTTGGTACAAAAACACTCAGACTGTTGGCTAATGCTACAGATGATCCTGACAACCTAGCCTATAAATTAAAATACCAGAAAGACGGTTCTGGCGGGTATGAAGATGTCCCCTTAACTTCCTCTTCTTCTGGAGTCGCCGGTCCTATTGAAGCTGGTGATGTAACACAAAGCGACAGCAACGCTACATCAGCCTCACTGTCTGTTGCACATCCGGCGTATGTGTCTGGTGATTTGATTATCTTTAATTTATCGGTATGGCATTACAACACTACGGTGACAATCCCTAGCGGCCCGAATGGTGAAACGGGAGTCGCGATAAGTAATGCAGCTATAGCCTCATCTGGTACTAATTCACCGAATGCTATTGCTTTTTATTACATCGGTACTGGGACGATTAGCGCGAGTAACTTAGCAGTTACTGCGAATCAGACTACTCGTTGGGATGGTGGTTGTGTCAAAGTCCTTGCCGGTGAGTTTGACCCTAGCGATCCTATAGGGGGCACCATTGGCACTGATTTTAGTGTCGCTGACGATACTACCCCTGAGATTGGAGCATTCTCTGCCGCCGCTGATGACGGTGGTGGTAAATTAATCGCATTAGTAGCAGTGGATCAAGACCCTATTTCTGGCACACCTACCGGATGGACAGATATACTAGACGATGATGCTGGCCGAGCATCTATTGTTATCTCAGTACGAGACTCTGATGTTACTGATTCAGAGTCAGTCACTGGTGATGGTGGCTGGACCATTACTAACGATGCCTGGACTACGCTTGCTTATATTGTAAGGCCATCAGCCGATGTTACGAACGAGGTCTATATCTCAGCCTCTGGGAATGTCACAGACGGTGAAGCAACTACCGCAAGATTAACAGCACCTTCTGGAAAGGCGGGTGATATCACAGCAGGGCGAAGGTTTGATACTACTAATGGTGTCTTGACTACAGACATTGCCAGTGATTTTTATTCTCCTTTTGAGTATGTGCTGACCACCCAAGTTGCAACGAACCCGGACTTCTTTGAATTTAGGCTCTATAAAGGTGATACTGCGTTTGATACTTACACCGTAACGCCAAAATGGACTATTGCAGCGGTTGGTGGCGCTACAGGGAAATCTAATCCACTTAACGGCCCATTGGGCGGCCCATTAGCAGGAATATTATAAATGGCAGTTCCTTACTATGGGGATTTCGCAGAAGATGCAACGGTAAGAATACCGTTCAATACTTTTTCGTCTGATGATCCCCAAGCATCGTCAACAATTACTAACCTTGCTGATAGTGATTTGCATGTTCATAAAGACGGCGGAACGACTCAAATTGCTACCGATGGCGCAACAGTTTCTATTGATTACGATACAATTACGGGTAATCATTATGCCGTAATTGACACCAGTGCCCACGCTGATTATTCAACAGGGTCTGAATATGCCGTTAGAATGGAAGGGACTACGGTTGATGGCGGAACGATTAACGCATGGATAGGCTCATTTTCTATTGAGCGTTCTGGTGGTGCATTAGCTTACATGAAGGCCGGTAGTGTTGTTGCGGCAAGCGTGACAGGTGCAGTTGGCTCCGTTACTGGCGCGGTAGGGTCGGTTACGGGAGCCGTTGGAAGCGTAACGGGGGCTGTAGGATCAGTCACAGCAGAAGTCACCGCAGATATGACCAAAATATCAGGGGATGCAACAGCAGCCGATAATCTGGAACTTCAATACGACACCACAGGTCTGACAGGGGACACTTTCCCGGCCACACAAAGCCAAATATCTAATATTGCCAATGTAGGTTCTGCTACTCATAAACCTTCATCATCTTATACTTTAACTACAGGAACACAATCTGCTAATACTTTCGCCGAGACAGAAGCGCTTGATGGGGTAAGACATGAACACACTGACGATACAGGAGTAATGGAACTATATTATGAGTTCTCTATCGGGGCGGGTGTTCCTTCTTCTTGTCAGATCACAGGCTATGTAACTGGCGGGAATGACGATCTGGATGTTTATGGTTACGACTGGGTTGCTGCGGCATGGGTGCAGATAGGCAATATACAAGGATCGGGAGCAGCAAATAACGCTGTTAATTCTTTCGATATGTTTGTTGACATGGTTGGAGTAGGTGCCAATTCAGGAACGGTCAGGGTTAGATTTTATAAAGCGTCTGGTCTTACCACAGCAGTCTTGGCAGTAGACCAGATATTTGTTGCTTTCAGTCAAGACGCTGTTAGTGCTTTGGACGCTGTTTATTTCGATAGCGGAGCCGGTAACACAGGGACAACGAGTATCGACGGTGTACCGGGAAATCCTGTCTCTACAGAGGCCGCTGTTAATACGCTGCTCGCTGCAAGAAATCTGAATAAAGTGCAAGTCGCCCTGGAAAGCTCGATTACTTTTGCGACTACTCACGCAGATGAGATTTGGATTGGCCCTCATTGGGACTTAGCGCAAGGCGGTCAAGACCTATCCGGGTCACATTTTGTTGGTGCCGATGTCACAGGCATAGCAACAGCCTCGGTTGAGAAGATAGACTATCTTAGTTGTAGTTTTGGTACGTGTACTTTGCCGAAAATGCACGCCTTTAGTTGTGGACTAACAGGAACGATAACATTTAACGAGGCAGGTGATTATGTATTTGCTGACTGTCATTCGTCGATTGCCGGAAGTTCTACCCCTGTTATAGACACAGGCGCAGCCATTGCGAATGTTAATCTCTCCATGCCTAACTACCAGCAAGGGATAGAGATACGAAACCTCAATAACTCAGGAACCGATCTATTCTCAATCTCAGGGATAGGACAGATCATTTATGCTGCAAGCTCAAGCGGTGCTGTAAACCAAAGAGGTGACTGGAAAGTTACCAACACTGGCGGAGTCACAATCACAGAGGACGACAACACCTCAAGCATTACTCTGATAGAGGCAGACACCAACGAGTTACAAGGAGACTGGACTAACGGCGGAAGGCTAGACCTTATCCTTGATGCCAGAGCAGCCGAGGCTACACAGATCAGTGTGGCTGATATTCTAACCACTCAAATGACAGAGGCTTACGCCGCAGACGGGACGGCACCGACAATGGCTCAGGCTCTTTCTCTAATCATGCAGTCTATTGGTGACTTTTCTATCTCAGGGACTACCTTGACAGTGAAGAAACTGGATGGCTCCACAACGGCAGCAACTTACACACTGGATGATTCGGCTGATCCGACCTCAAGAACCAGAGCTACATAATGCCTGTAAAACATCTTATATCTCCGGGTATAGGGTTTAGTCCGGGGTCTGTAAAGTTTATCGTCACCCGTGGTCTATTGGCCGGGGCGGCAGTAGTAGAAGCACCAGTAGAAGGCGGCGGTGATCCACGGAGGCCGCATAGAAAGAAAAGACGTCGTGAACTCCCAACGTCTGAGGAAGTATTCAAGGCAGAAATACACAAGCTACGCCAGCCTGATAAACCAGAGGTACCAGAAGAACCAGCGCTGTTACCAACAGCCCTGCCACTGGAAGAAATTAAGGATCAGGTTGAGCATGACATTGCTTTCCTGATACGCGAAGACGTCCTCAGGAAACAGCAGGAAGCTACTAAAGTTGTCGCAGAGGCAATACGCCTTGAGAGGCTGGAACAAGAAAGGCTTGAGATCGCCGAAGGCAAGCGGTTAGCCCAAGAAGCTATCAGGCTGGCTGAAGAAGCAAGGATCGCAGAGGAAGCAAGGAAACTGAAAATACGCAATAACGCATTGATTTACCTTATGATAATGGCATTGAGTGATGAGTAATTTACCCCCAGAACTGGAAGCATTAGAGAAGCAGGGCCAGCTCGGCGCCGAGGCTGTAAAATTCATTGATAGCACCCTCGGACAGACTTTGATGGACCATATTGACGGATTAGCCAAAGACGCCTTAAATGAGCTAAAATCGGCAGATGCAACCGACTTTGCACTGATTCAAGATTTGCAGTACAAAGTGTGGAGGTCGGAACACATCATGCAATGGTTTATTGGTGTGATACAGGAAGGCCGGAATGCTGACGAAATGTTACGACAGCAAATTGATGAATCAGAAACAGTTGAGGAATAACCATGGTTGACAAGAAAGCTACCCCACAGGGCGCTGAAGAAGACGACAATATCCCCAAGACGGATGCGGAACGTCGTAAAGAATCCCCGCTTGATCGCGACAGCAACGCAGACGGCATAGCCGAGCGCCAACGCGCCGACAGGGATGCAGCCAATAAGGAACACCGAGAAAATAACGGTATACCGGAACCAGAAGCCTCAACTGATAAGGATGACAAGATTGATGACAGCACAGACGATGCTGCCAAACCAAAGGAAAAGAAAAAGAAAGCCGAGAAACCGGCGAAGAAAGAACAACCCGCAGGGGATGACGATAAGCCCGATGAGGAAATGGTCGAGCTAAAGATCGACGGCAAGACCGAATCAGTCCCCCTGGCGAAAGTAAATGAAATGGGCGTTGCTGCAATGCAGAAGGAACTGGCCTCTGAAAAGAGACTGGAAACCGCATCTAAGACAGTAAAGGAAGCCAAGGACGAAGCTGCAAGAATTATTGCAGAAGCACAGAAAACCGCAGGTCAGATGACTACACAAGCGCCATCTGACAGCGAAACAAGTAATACAACCGGCCTACCGACAGACGAAGAACTGGCGGCGGCAGTACACTCAATCCGTTACGACGATGAGGAAGAAGGGGCGGAAGCTCTGAAAACTCTGATATCAGCGGTTGCTACTCGAAACGAGGGTTCTATGACTCCCGCGGAGATTGCATCCATGGTATCGAATCAGGTTGAGTTTCAAGCTGCTCAGGAAGTTTTCAAAGAAAACTACCCCTTTATTGCAGAGAACAAGATGCTCATGGAAGAAGCAGGCAGGCGGGACACCGTACTCATCGATGCTGGTGATACGCGGCCCTATCTGGAACGCTTTGAGGAAATCGGTAAAGAACTTACCGAATGGCGCAACGATCTCGCAAAACAGGCCGGCGTTATAATGAATATCTCCGAAGACAAAAAGCAGCGCAAAGAGAATGTCACCAACATTAAGACTGCCTCTGGTAAGTCTGTTGGTGGCGAAACTAACGCGCAGCCCAAACGCAGAACAAAGCAGGACACGATACGTGCCATGCAGAAAGCGCGAGGGCAGTAAAAGCAGGAGAACACCATGGCAGGTCAAGTATGGGCCACGGACAGTCTAGGCGGTTATATGTACGCCGATAACCTGTCCGATGAGCTACGTATGGCAGTACAGCCTATGGTGAAGTACCGGCAGTTCGCAGACGTTGAGGACGCGACTTTTGATGGCCGCAAGAAGGGCGATACATTCCATTGGGATGTGTACCTGGATGTAGCTACTCAGGGTGGTACCTTGACGGAAACGACTACGATGCCGGAGACAAACTTCACTATCGTACAAGGCACATTAACCATCGACGAACAAGGTAATAGCGTACCGTTTACCGGTAAGCTGGATGATCTTAGCGAGCATCCCGTTCGGAAAATCATCAACAAGGTACTGAAGAACGATGCGAAGAAAGCGTTTGATAATTCTGCGTATGACCAGTTCAATGCCTCTGCGTTGAGGGTTGTTCCGACCGCCGGTACCGATACATCAGCGGTAACGCTGACTACGGACGGTACCGCTACCTTGACCAACAATCTCGCATTCGGTAAGGAACACGCTAAAACCATAGTGGACCTGATGAAAGAACGGAACATTCCGCCTTTCCGGGGTAACGACTACTATGCGCTTGGCTGGCCTTCCAGCTTCCGATCATTCAAGAATGAGCTTGAGTCTATCCATCAGTACACGATTGAAGGCTTCCGCATGATCATGAATGGTGAAATCGGTCGCTACGAAGGTACCCGCTATGTTGAGCAAACCCACATCGCCAAAGCAGGCTGGTCTAACGGCAAGTCTGACAAAATCTTCTTCTTCGGAGAGGATACCGTTACTGAGGGCATTGCAGTGCCTGAGGAAATGCGCGGTAAGATTCCCGGCGATTACGGGCGTTCCAAAGGCGTTGCTTGGTATTACCTGGGCGGCTTTGGCATTGTTCACACGGAAGCGGCTGAAACCCGAATCATTGTGTGGGACTCTGCGGCTTAATCCCCGTGGAAGCCGATCCTCCCCGGCTACCACCGATAATGACTCTGTAGGGGGATTACAGGGTTGAGGAAAGGAAAATGGCTACAGGCGGAGTTTCTTATGACCACCCAAATCGGGTAGTACGTCGAGAGCATTTCATCAACGCAGTTGCAGGAGCCACTACGGCACTCGGCAAGCGGCGCCACTTTCAGGCAATGGTACTGAAAGCGGTACACGCTACCGTAGCAGTCGCGGGTACTGTGACGACACACGGCTACGACATCTACAACGGCACAACCTCAATTGCCAGCATTCTCCTTGGAACCGGCGCGGCTGCCGTGCAGGTTTCCAGTAGTGTGCTGAATGCTGCCATACCGGCACAAGGCAGTTTCGAGGTACGTTCCCTGGCGGATGCCACGGGCGCGGCTGAGATCGTAATGGAATACGAAGCAGCACAGACCGCAGTTCATACGCTGTAATAAACTGAATACCGCCCTTCGGGGCGGTGTTTTTACCGGAGAACGACATGCCAAAAGATCAAGGATGCCCACCGGGCGGCGATATAGGCGGAGCTGATTTACCAGATGCCCAGATCGATGCCGGGAGCAAATCAGGGGCCACCGCCAGCGACATTAAGCGCGGCCATTTACAAGCTGATATCGAGACAGAGAACAAGGTAGAATCTGTCCTCGAAGCAGAAGAAAGAAACCCAGGGTTCGCAGAACGCAAGAACGTGCATGAGCGAATCTGATTAATCATCCTACTTAACATAAGCGGAGAACAATATGGACATCAGTGACATCACACCACAATCCAAACCCATCCCTAACTCAAAGCACAAGTTTGACTCAGAACTAGCGTTCCATCAGGTATGCGGTCATTCTGTCGTGAAGTATGAGCAAGGCGGTAAATACTTTAACCAGATGGGGCAGCATGTGGGTGACGATCCAAGCTATGTCCCCCCGAAAAAACGTGGAATCGTTGTCGATGCCAACCAGAACGACTACCTCAGCAAGAAGGAAATCAAAGCTGTTCTGACCCAGCGCAAGGTGAAATACGGCAAGAACGATGACCGGGATACGTTGTTAAACCGGCTTGTTAATGCCCCAATGCCGGACGAAGAATAGTATGTGGCGTATTTCAGACCCCCAATGCAACGAGGCATCCAAGATTATGTGGGATATCGTCCCCTATACCCGAGGTAAGGGGCTTGATCTTGGGAGTGGTGTTTATAAAGCCTTTAACCACTTTATCGGGGTAGATAGCGGGAAGCAGTACGGCGGCAGCCGGGTCGCGGATATCAACTGTCTCTGTGATGAACTTGATTTGTTTGCTACTGATTCCCTGGACTTTGTATTCAGTTCCCATTTGTTGGAACACCTTATTGATCCAGGAAAAGCACTCAGGGAATGGATGAGGGTTATCAAGCCCGGCGGCTATTTAGTCTTGTATTTGCCTGATGAAAAGCTGTATCCGAAGGTTGGTGAGGAAGGGGCTAACCCTGACCACAAAAGCAACCTTAGCCAGAAGAAAGTAATCCGTTTGATGGAAGATGTCGGGGGATGGGACTTGGTTGAGAACGAACTGCGTGACCACGATAACGGCCCCGGCCAGAGGGGGAATGAGTATTCATTTTACATGGTGTTCAAGAAGTTCACCCACAATAAACACCTATATTCATGTAATGATCCTACCCCGATAAAGACCTGCTGTGTCGTGAGATATGGTGCCTTTGGCGACATGATCCAGACATCCAGCGTCTTCCCCGGGTTAAAGAAACAGGGCTACCACATCACCCTGATGACCACCCCCCGCGGGGCATCGGTTGCGAAGCATGACCCCAACATTGATGCCTTCCTTATCCAAGATGTCGATCAGGTACCGAATGAACGACTCGGGGATTTTTGGGACTGTTGGGAAAAGAAGTTCGACAAGTTCATTAATCTGTCGGAATCGGTTGAAGGCTCGTTATTGGCCATGCCAAATCGCAGGGAGAGCAACTGGAACCAAGCAGTGCGCCATAAGCTGATGGATATCAACTATATGGAGTTCCTGCATACCTTGGCAGAAGTCCCGTTTAAAGCCCCAGAACAGCGATTCTACGCCACCGAGGAAGAAACGAAGTGGGCTACCAAAGAACGCGATACATTCCCTGATGACGTGTTTATCATGGTCTGGGCGGTATCTGGCGGGTCTTTGCACAAAGAAACCCCATACGTGGATCAGGTCATATCCAAGATACTTAGCGCCACCCCGGATATCGGTATCGTTATCCTCAGCGGGGAGCGCGGTAAGGTATTTGAGAAGGGCTGGGAAGAAGAACCCCGCGTCTTTGCCCGTAGCGATATGTGGCCCATCCGTAAGTCCATGGCCTTTGTCCATCATGTCGATCTGGTAGTAGGCCCCGAGACTGGCCTACTCAATGCGGTCGGTTGCGAACCAGTACCAAAGGTCTGTTACCTGTCGCATTCCAGCGAGGAAAACCTGACAAAGCACTGGATCAATACCATTGCCCTGCATCCCCCGGTATCAGAGACTCCATGCTACCCCTGTCACATGCTGCACTACGGGACTTCGCGCTGTACCACGATCCCAATGACGGACGAACTCTGTGAGAGACTGGCTGTGACCAACGAGATTGACGGGGTGAAGCTGTTTAGCGAGGAAAGCAAGGTAGCAAGCTGCGTAGCCCATACCACCCCGGACATGATCTTCAATGCCATTATGGAGCATTACCACCAATGGCTGGAATATCAGCACGTAGGAGATAAAGCGATTGGCCGTCTCTAATTCTTTCGACTTCGAACTGAATCGGAACAAGCTTTTCGAGGAAGTTCTGTATGGTGTCGGCGCGCTGGGTCAGGGTAATGCCCCGAGCGCCTTCCAGATACAGCGTTGTGTCAATGGCGTTAATCAGCTTATCCAGTCTTGGCAAGGCCCGGGAAATCTATCCCCAGGGGTTGAAGTCTGGGCCAGAAAGACCGCGACCCTGTTCTTGCAGAAAGATCAGGTCGAATACCAGCTCGGCCCGACAGGAGATCATTGTACTGCCTCATTCGTAGAAACCACCCTATCAGCCGATTCTGCGTCCTCAGACACGACTTGGGACGTAACCAGCGATACCGGTATAGCCGATGCGGACATTATCGGGGTACTGATGGATAACGGCTCGATCCATTGGGACGTAGTAAGCGGCGCCCCTGTATCAGACGTTGTTACGGTTGTAACCGGGCCGACAGCACTGGCCTCGGCTGGCGCTAAAGTATACGCCTATACCTCCAAGATCATGCGGCCTACCTCAATCGTAATAGCCATGACACGGGAAGATGACGGCGACGACTTGGTTATGACGCCGTATAAAACTCGTGAGGACTACGAATCAATTATTGATAAGGATCAGGCGGGTACCCCGAATAAATATTATTACGAGGGGGAGTTGGTAGACGGGCGTATTTATTTCAACTTTGCCCCGGACGATCTGCCCAATAACACAAAGGTCAGGATGGTAATACGCCGGCCCTTCTCTGACTTCGATGCCGCAACAGACACCGCAGACTTCCCGCCGAAATATCATCGGGCGATAAAATGGAATCTGATGCTTGAGATCGCGCCCATGTTCAGCAAACCGGTGACGCAAGAAATGAAGGACAATGCTACAAACTCCCTTATACTGGCGCAACAAGCAGGACCAGAGGAAGTTGAGATGTACTTTCAACCTGACAGGACAGACTGATGACAGCAGAACTCAGACCATTGCCCGTAATGGGGTTTCCACAAATAGACGGCACCCCGGCTGTTGGTTGGAAACTACACACCTACGAGAACGGCACCACCACCAACAAAGAAACTTGGCAAGATCAGGCTAAAGCCGCATCACATGCGAACCCGATCATATTTGACGCTCGCGGGGAAAAGGAAATCTGGTGGGAAGGCACTTACACCGTCAAGCTGGTAGATGAGAACGATGTCGAAATCTGGTCGGTTGATGATTATGCCCCGACAGGACAAACCGCCAGCCTGATACAGACCATTAACGAACTACTGAACGGTAGCCTCGAGGCCGATGGCGACAGTGACGGCATACCGGATAACTGGGTACGAAGTGCCTTGTATGGGGCAGCAGCGGATAACCAGAGAAACACGTCTGATCCGATACACGGCGCGGGGGGCTTAAAATGTACCTCTACTGGGTCGGGTGGTTCTGACTGGTTAAGCGGTAAGTTCTACGAATGTACCCCGAACAAACCGAAGCAATGGTATTTTAATCAGGTATCCAGCGTTGTAGACATACGCAACATTATCAATTTCAAGTGGTATACCGAAACCGAAGCGGCAAGCAGCACACCGACGTCTACGGTCTACGACGAAGCCGCGGCCAACCCCACGACAAAGACACCGTTCACCGGGTACGTCGTTCCCCCTTCGGATGCCCGTTTTTACAAGCTACAGATTAAGGGCTGTGACCCGTCTGACATAACACCTGGCAATGTCATATTCGATAACTTTGTGGTCCACGATGTCATTAAGCCTTTCTTCCAGGTAGGTGATGATATTGCCTCTGCTGCTACCTTGGTCCTGCCAGGAGTTGGTGATTTCTTTGAGGTAACTGGTGCCGTAGCTGCTACAGCCATATCCTCACGGGGTAAAGGCACGATAGTTAAGTTCCGCACTGCAACTGCCATGGTATTTACACATCATGCGACCAACATGATTCTGAAAAATGCCGGGGCAAATATTACCTCAGCGGCTGGTGATATTTTCGAGTTCTTTGAATACGACGATCCTTCCGGTGGTGTTGCAAGATGGGAAATGCTCGACCATAAACGAGCGGATGGTTTGGCGACAGCTTCCCAAATCCCAACGGGATCAATATTCCCATATGCAGGTGTTACAGAACCTACTGGGTACTTGTTCTGTGATGGTGACGAAAAGAGTGCCACGACCTACGAAGGTTTATTCGATGTATTGCTCTCAGATCAGGATGCAAATGGCTGGGGGTTGCCAACAGCTATTAATACCTTCACAGCAACAGCGGCAACAGATCAGATATCAGCCACTACTCACGGTTTGGTAGATAACGACGTATGTCACCTCTCGAACTCAGGCGGGGCGCTCCCGGCAGGACTATCGGCTTTAACAAAGTATTACGCTATTTATGTTGATGACAATACGATTCAGGTAGAAACCACGATAGGCGGCGGGGCTGTCGATATCACCGATACAGGTTCAGGCACTCATTCCATACATGGCGACTTCCAGATGCCGGATATGCGGGGTCGTATTCCAACAGGTGCCGATAATATGGGCGGTTCTTCGGCTAACCGGAATACCTCGACTGAGGGCGACAATATAGGGCAGGCCAGCGGTGCGGAAGATCATACTCTGACAGAAAGCGAATTGGCCGCGCATACCCATCCTAACTGGGTAGCTGATGCCGGTACACCAAGGGCTACTGGTCCAGCCGAGGCATTATCAGATACTCCAGGGGCAGGCGAGTCTACTGGCGGCGATGCTGCACATAATAATATGCAGCCTTACCAGACTTGTAACTACATCATCAGGACTTAATCATGGCAAAACTACATTACCATCCAGACGGACGAATACTGATAACCGATGATGTCCTTGAATATAAAGATACCCCGGAGAATCTTTTTCTGGATAGCGGCGAGACTGTCTCTTTACCGGAATATTTCGACGAAATCCGATATATTCAGGGAGAAGGATTATTTCACTGTACTCGACATACTAAAGATTATGTTACTGACCATTGGGACCAGTATGATGCGCTGATTACGACAATAGCCACCATCATCGATGCCAAGGTAGATCGACTGTCTATTCTTACTTTGGATCAGAAACGGGCTTTCGCTATCCAAGCTATTCGCAAGGAGCGGAATACGCGTATAGAGATACTGATTCCATCGCTGGATAGTGTCGATGAGATACAGCTCATTGCGGCCTTCTGGAATATGCTGGATGAGACACAAGCCACCCCCGCACAGATCAGCGCAAAAGATACTTGGCAGTACGCGACCACCAAGATTAATCAAGCCAAGACCGCGACAGAGGCGCAACTGGACGCTTACGATCCAACGACTGACTCCGGCTGGCCAACCTAATGCCCCGCATACCGGTACCATTTACGGGCGCTAGCATTATTTCCCATAGTGCCGAGATCAATAACCAACGCGCTATAAATATGTTCCCGGTGATTGAATCTACCGGGGCTAAAAACACGCTCTCTTTAAAAGAAGTTCCGGGGAAAACTCAGTTAGGTAGTGCCGGTGGTGGCCCGTTTCGCTCTGACTGGGTTGAGTGGAATGGGAATCTGTACGCAGTTTCAGGTACAGAGCTGATAAAGCTGGACGATGATCTACAGCCTACCTCAGTCGGTACTCTGCAAGTGGTCAGTACCCGCGTAAGTTTGGCAGCAGGAACAACCCAGCTCGGGATGGTCGATGGAGATAACGGCTATATGTGGGACGGGAGTACCCTGACACAAATCACCGACCCTGACTTTCCCGGCGGAGATACGATTACATGGCTGGATGCCAGATTTATAGTGAACGACCCAGGAACCGGGCAATTCCAAGTCTCAGACATTAATGCCGGACTGGCATGGAACCCCTTGTGGTTCGCTACCGCTGAATCGGTACCGGATAACCTCTCAGCCGTGAAGGCGAATACCTCCAACCTGTTACTGCCCGGTACTCGGTCTACAGAGTTTTATTACAATTCAGGGAATCCTGACTTCACCTTCGATCAAATCCCCGGGGCGGTACTCGACAGAGGCACTAATGCCCCACATTCGCTGATAGAGAGTGAGGGGTCTTTCTTCATGCTGGCCCAAAATAGCAAAGGCGGCAAGATCGTGGTTCAGACACGGGGCCGGCAGTTCATTATCATATCGGCAGATATACAGGATGCCTTGGATAAACTGACTACGGTGAGTGATGCGATAGGCATGGCCTACTCTGAAGGCAAGAACTCGTTTTATATCCTGACTTTCCCCACCGAAGACAAGACCTTTGTTTATGACATTGGAATGCAGTTATGGCATGAGCGCGAATCCTTTGGCTATGGCCGGGACTTCACCAATGGAATTGGTTATTTCAATGGCGTTCACGTTGTCGGACATCACGACAGTAACGCTTATTACAAGCTCGACAGGACAGTATTCGAGGAAGGTGGGGAGATTATTTCCCGAAGGCGACGGATGCAAGTTATCTCCAAAGACGGGAAATACCTGTTCCATAATCGCCTTACTCTGGATTGTAAAACAGGGGTGGGCACTGTTCTTGGACAGGGATCAGACCCTATAATCTCAATGCACTATTCTGATGACGGTGGGGAATCATTTTCATCATGGCTTGAGGCGAAACTCGGCAAGATAGGGGAAACCAAGCAGGAGGTTTATTGGGACTGTCTTGGTCAAAGCAAAGACCGAGTGTATGAAACACGCTTTACAGACCCTGCAGAACTCTCAATCACCAACGCCTATCTGGACGTAGAGCTGGGGTATAACTAATGCGCCAACTCATCCCCTCACAGCCGGACGACGAGAACATACAGGCGAGGCCATGGCTGGACTGGTTCACCCAATTAATACAGCTTGTCTCTCGGGATGTTCTATACACCCCAAGTATCAACCCAACCAGTGTTCCGGCAAATTCGGAAGACTCACAAACCTTCACTGTCACAGGACTTGTCAGTGGGAACCATGTCACCGTCAACAAACCGACGAAGACCACTGATCTGTCCATTTTGGACGCCTTCATATCGGCAGATGATACCCTGTCCATCACCTTCCGTAATTTCTCAGGAAGCCCGATAAATCCAGGGACTGAGACTTATCTGGTTGTGGAGCATAGACGATGAACTTCTTTATAACCGGACTCCCAAGAAGTCGTACTGCATGGATGGCGAACCTGTTTACCTATGGGGATGTCCACTGTTTCCACGAAGGCATGTCGGGTTGTGAGTCTGTGGTTCAGTACCAAACGAAGCTGGACTCCATGAAATATCACCGCCATGTAGGAGATAGTAATACCACCACTGCCTTGTTCATGTCCGAGACATGGGGACCGACTGTCATTATCGAGCGCGACCTGGATGAGGTTGTAGCGAGTCTTGAGGACATGCAGAAAGAGTACGGCAAGGAAATATTTGGCACATCGAAAGAAATACGGCAGAATATGGAGGCGCTTTGGGCTAGACTACAGGTGATGGAAGGGCTACATATTCCCTTCGATCAGGTAGACTCAAGGCTGGAAGAAATTTGGGAATACTGCCTACCCGTTCCGTTCAATGAGGAAAGGGCGGAGATGCTAAAAGACTTCAAAATAGAGATCACCCAGCAACGGCTGGACACTCTTGTTAAGGAGATAAGTATATGGCAGTAGCAGCAATAGCAGCAGGTGTAGGAATAGCAAGTTCCTTCTTGGGCGGTAAGAGTGCCGGTAAAATATCCAGCCGGAACGCCAAACGCGCACTAGCCGAAGTCAAACGCCAGTTTGATCTGGTATTTGAAACCCTTGCTCCCTTCCGTGATCTTGGCGAATCCGCCATTACTGAACTTCAAGGATTACTTGGTCTTGGTGGCAAGACCGGTGCAGAAATCGAGCAGCAATTACTGGAAACCCCCGGAGTACAGCTAAAACTGAAAGCGGTTGAAGACGCGGTAGAGAACTCCGCTGCCGCAAGAAGTGGTCTGTTATCAGGCAGGGCTGTAACCGAAGCAGCCAAGGGACGGGTAAATGTTTTGGGACAAGAACTGGAAAGACAGACAGTACAATTAGGTGAGGCAGCTCGAATAGGGCTTGGTGCGGCTGGTGGTACGGCTACTGCGGCTACCGCGGCAGGTGCTCAAAGTGCTTCCATATTCCAGGAACAGGGGACTACACAGGCACAGATAGCTTTGGGGACCGCTTCAAACATTAATACCCAAACACAAGGTGCTATCCAGAACTTCCAGTTCCAAAAGAGATTGGGTGAACTCACCCCGAAGGCCGCATAATGCCTATAGCATTCCCTGAATTTAAAACTCTGAATCTTGCCCAAGTTGAGGCCCAGGCCACAGGAGTCGCCACTGCACAGTTCAAGCTGGGAGAAGCTATTGACCAAAAGGCCAGAAGTAAAACACTTTCCGATATAGCACAAAGCTCTAATGTCAAAGACCCGAATACCGGGGAGATAAGTTTTGATCGGGCAGGGCATATCCAGAAACTTCGGGAAGGCGGTTTCACACAGGAAGCCAATAAGGCAGAACAGTCCTTTCAGGAATCTCGCGCCCGGGGGTTAGAAAATACCCAGAGAGTCCTGGGTATGACTGCCCAACTATTCCAGGGCGTGACAGACCAGAAGTCCTACGATCTGGCTGTTGCCCGGTCATATAAAACCAAGCTGGCAAAACCAGACAGTCTCCCGGCCAAATACGACCCGGCCTTTGTTAAGCGCATTGTGGATAACTCGCTGGCATTACAGAAATTCGGTCTGGAACAGACCAAGCAGAAAGAAACGGTACGCCATCACAGAGCTACTGAGAGAGCTGCCAGAATCAAAGCGCGTACAAAAGCAGATAAACCGTCTTCTGGATTGAAGCGACAACGAGAACTAGAGGCGCAAGGTGTACCTAAAGATATCGCTCGGGCAGTAGGATTCAATACAGTAAAAGTTCTGAAAGACCAGTTCACTCAAGACGCTACGCTAATTGATGTCACGACAGGCCGAACACTGGGAAGAATTGAGGACGGTGTATTCAAACAAGAAACAACCTTTGCAACACCTACAGACTCTGCTGGTGGCGGTATCCCTGCGGCTGACATCAAGCCTAATGAAAAGACGGCCACCAACGCCGAAGGCGAAAGAGCCGTCTTGAGGGATGGGGAATGGCAGACAATAGCGCCGTAGCCCTGCCGGAAGGTTTCGCACTAGACAAGGAAAAAGACGCCACCCTTCCCGAAGGATTCACCGAAGACACCAAGACAGACGCCTTGCCCGAAGGGTTCACTGTCGATAAACCAAAGACCCTGCCGGAAGGCTTCAAGCTGGACAAGCCCAAAGAAGAAGCCTTACCCAAGGGCTTTGCTCTGGACAATCTTGAAAAAACCGGTGTATCAAACAAAGCACTATCTCGTTACCCAGAGAAAATACAATCACGTATTGTCTCAGTAGAGGATCGATTAGCGTCCGGCCAGATTACAAAAGAACGTGCAAAAAAAGAGCTGGATATAATCTCCCGCCATACCCCTCCCGGGACAAGAACACAGTTTCTAACGGATAGACTGGCCGCTTTTACCGCACCATTAAAGGCTGTCCCCGGGTTTTCCGGTCTTGCCAATATAGCTCAGTTAGGTTCTGAGGTATTCGGTCAGGAAAGGGAAGTATCCTCTGGGGCAGTATCAGCCGCAGCCTTTGCAACAGGCACTATCGGTATGGCAGAGAGTATCTTCCGAACACCAGAAACTTTGTTGCGTATTTCCAGATTCGCCCATAAGAAGTTCGCTCCAAAAGGCATGCCGTTTGAAGGGTCAGGACAGGAACAGGCTATGAGCTGGCTTGCCAAGCACAGCAATGAGATCGCTGATTCCATTAATACGGCAAGTGAAATGCTTGCCGGCCCTGTGTTGGCGGATACCGCTATAGGAAAACCATTCGCGGAAGTCTCAAAACTCAACCAGAGGGCGGATGTCGCAACAAACAAACTGTTTGAGGGAGATTTCAGACCATTGGTTGAATTACTGGGGGATACCAAGACCTGGGGGGCGTTCGTCGGTCAGGCGGCCCCGTCTATGGTTGCCGCCATTATGTCCGGCGGTTCCCTGAAGTTCATAACTTGGCTTGAGGGGATGGAGTTTGCCTCTGACGCTGCAGACTTTGAAAAGCGTACCGGGCAGAAAGTATCCGACGAGGAATTTGTTAAGGGTTTGGGCCAAGTCGCTTTTATCAATGGCCTTCTGGAAAGACTGGGGATCCGCAAGATCACCAAGGGTGCCGGTCGTGAGGCTGTGCGTAAATTCCTGAACAGCTCCATCGGTAAGAAGGCTTGGACCATGATAGCCAACGGCCTACGGAAAGGACTGTGGGAATCCGGGACTGAGGTACTGCAGCAAGTGAATACCAATATTGCCGAGTTCATCCGCGTACAAGGCAAGGAACTAAAAGATATTACCCTGGCAGACACCACCAGAGGCGTACTCGCTTCTGCCATAGGTGGCTTTGGTGCTGGCGTTGGGGTATCGGCTGGTACTGATATTACCCAAGTAACAGGGCCGACAAAACCAACAGGAAAGCCCGATGGCCAGAAGAAACCGCAGGAAAAGGCAGTACCACAAGTAGTCAAAACCAAGGACCAAGTTGACAAACAGGTACAGGACGTAGAAAAGAAAGCAAAAGAAACGCAATGGGTTTCAGTTAAAGGGGCGCCTGTTCAAGAAAAGAGTGTATCGGTGAAACAATCTGACCCTGACGGCACAGAGTTTTCTATCAACTACACACTAAGAAAGGATGATAGGGATGGGACAATAATTATCAGACGTAACATCGAAGGCGGAAAAGAGAGCCAGCTTTCTGTAGATGATATTGGTCAGCAGACATATCAGTCTCTCTCTTCCGAGCCTGTCATTTTCAAGAACGAAAAGGAAGCAACTGATTTTATTAAAAAGGAAACATTGGATCAGGCTCGGAAAGTAGAGGCATTACCCACACAAGAAAAGGTGGTTTCACGTGGCAGACAAATACAGGATCAGAGAACATCTGATATTCCTGTGCAGACGTTTGAACAATTTGCAGCAAGCCGCGGAGCAAGCCGCCAAGATATCGGCGATGCTGGCCTACATATCAAGGTAGGCACACCAGAATCTAGGCATAAGCGAAATGTAGAAAGACAGGCCGAGGAAGACCGCCAGCTTATTTTGAAGAGATCAGACCTCAAGAAAGAATTTGATACGCTTGTTAGAGAAGGGAAAATACGACCACCAACAGCATTAGAAGAAACAATTACTATTGCGCGTGGGCATCCAGATAATGAGTCTGTGCAGGCTGCACGACGTTTATTGAAACGCAGAGGCATAGATTACAAAACAGGCGAGAAAATAGAGGGACGCACCAAACCCACTACCGATATACAAGAAGGCGATCTCTCTATAGAAATCCTGCAGGACGTAATATCCAAAGAAGAAGGTAAGGGTATTACTAAAGCACAGTTTAAGGCACAAGGTGGAAGGCCATTACTCAGTCAGGAAGCTACCGACAAACTCCTTGAAGAAGCTGGACAGGAAGAAAATAAGGGACTTAATACCGGCATTCAATTCTACAGCAACCCCATAAAACCTGTTATCGAAGGCTACCAGAAGGCAGTTGATGCTGGCATGAATTGGATGCATGACTCTTTCGGCTGGCGATTGTCTGCCTTGGGGAAACTTCCTTCTGAGCAGGTCTATCTGGCAGAAAGATACCGCGTACTTGGTAGGATTGCTGGGGTTGAGAACATTGCAAAGAAGGTCTGGGAGACTTTCCAAAAAGCCACTGAGGCAGACAGAACAGCGGCCTATGATTACCTAACCAATCGCATTACCCCAGAGAACATCAAGGATGCCGATGTTAGAAATAGTGCGGTTGCTATCAAGAAATTGATAGGGCGCGTTGGCAGAGGTCTGGTAGAGCGCGGTCTGTTATCACAAGAAAGTCTCAACCAATACGAAGGAAAATACCTTCCCCGCTTGTATATGAAACACATCCTTGGGGACTCACTGTTCAAAGCCCTGGGGTCTGACAAGAAGATATCTGACCTTGGGTTTACCAAACAAAGACAAGACTTACCGAAGACAGTCAGGGAATTGCTTGGCGAAATCACCGACCCAGGGTTCCTGGCTTCCCGCGGTATCGCCGTGCCGATGCGTGACATGGCCTTGCTCGACTTTTTTGAGTTCATATCCAAAAAAGAGCAATGGGTGTTTAAAGATTCTCTGGTGAAGTGGAACAACCGCGACGTTTCTATTTTCTGGCTGAAAGATCAGGTCAAGATGGTAAGGAAACAGCTCGTTTATTATAACGATGAGGTCCGGGTTAAGGCAGAGAAAATAATAAAGCAGGCCGATGAGATAATCCGCAAGGGGACAGAGAAGCTTGACCAGATACCGGATGATTTCAAACAAGTCCCAGATACCCCCAGGTATGGGCGTATGCGCGGCATGTATATCCGTAAGGAAATATTTAACGATCTGATAGGCGGAGTACAGGCTATTCAACCAGATGCAAATGTTGCAGAATGGTTACTCGGCTACGGTGGTCTTGGTACCAAAGTAACCCAACTCTGGAAGATGTCGAAGGTCGCACTCAACCCCCCGACACAGATACGCAACTTCACATCAAACGGAATATTGCTGCACCTGTCTGGGGTGAGTTTTCAAATGGTTCCGGTTCGCGTTTCTCAGGCATTCTATGAGATTGCCTCCGCAAACCCAGCCTTCCGTAAGAAAATGAAAGCGGCAGGACTCGGCAAGCTATTAACTTCCTCGGAGCATTGGCGAGTAGCACAAAAATATGGGGTAACAGAATCCACATATTCTGCAAACGAGCTGTTCCAGATAAATAAAGAACTCCTGTCGTTACAGTCTCGAGAGGCTAAAGGATTTGCAACGAAGGGCTTTGCCAAGATGAAGGAGTTGGCAAGTATAGTCGGCCAAGGTGCCGGCGACATATATCAGCAATCTGAGGCATTATTCAAAACTGCCAAGATCATCGACGAAATGAAGAAAGGAGCTACTGAACAACAAGCCGTTCTTGAGGCGCAGAAATGGCTGTTTGATTACAGCCTGATTCCGCCATCTGTCCGTTATCTCCGTAATGCCCCTATCGGGGTTCCGTTTATGACGTTCTACTACAAGGTATTCCCGCGCATGGTAGAGACTTTCCTTAAACGCCCTGGGAAATTACTACCGTATTACCTAATCCCATATTTACTGGCTGCCATGATCGCAGATGATTACGATGTTGAAACCAAGGATATTTTGCAACTGAGAAAGTCTCTGCCCCTCTGGTTACAAGAGAAAGGGCATGCCATGTTCCTACCTTGGAAGGATAAGCATGGTCGCTGGCAGGCGCTGGATATCAGCTATTATCTGCCTTGGGGCATGTATGAAGAACTGTTTAAAGAGATCGCCAAAGGCGAGTTTGCCAATGCTTTCCAAACCACCGGTATGTTCGGTGGCCCCGTCCCTGACCTAATTGCCGCTATTAAAACAGGGAAAGACCCGTTCACCAAAAGAGATATTTTTCACAAGGGCGATCCCCCAGCTCGGCAATTGGCCAGCGTTATGACATATCTCTGGCGTATGGCTATGCCGACATGGCTAACAGACATGGGCTTCGCCGGCCACATGATGAGGACGACCAGAGGTTATGTTGACCGTCATGGCGATCCAGTAGGCACAGAGGTTCAATCCATGCTGAGACTGGTAGGTACGAATCTGTACCCGATAGAGCCGAAGAAGTCCCGAAAGATGAATATCGCTCGAATGGGCTGGGAAATTAAACAATCAGGCCGTGCCCTGGCGGCACAGCTAAAGAACCGTAATCTCTCTCCGGAGCAGAGAAAGGAGATCAAAGCGGAGTACAAGACCCTAATCAGGAAGAAAAAACAGCGCCTACTGGACTATAGGAAAGAGTCTGTGATTAATCCGAAATTGCTGGATTAGTTGGCTCTATGGGACAAATGCCCCTCTGGTGGGATAAAATAGGTAAAATCTGTGATGATATTGATAGAGAGAAAAGCGGCAATGAAAACAAGCAGGGCGATGAACCAGAAATCGGAGCTACGCATGTATACCCACAATTTCACTAAGACAAACAGGCAAAGCACTGATACGATGAATCCCAGTACCATCGTTAAGTACCCAGCTAATATTTGAATGATAAGCATATGGACATTATAAACTACCTCGCAGACATTATCCCCTTCTCAGCAGTATTTAATATGCAGACAAGAACAGAAGATACCGCAGACATGAAAAAATACTGGGGCAAGATAATCGCTACAGTTGTTGGGGGGCTACTCATTGGCCTTACTGCCGCGGGGGCTACGTCCTATACCATTCTCAAAATTACTGAGGAAAGGACAGCCAGCAACACTAGCCGAATCACCATCCTCGAAGAACGCCAGTTCAAACACCTCACCACCAACGGGATACATAAATGAGAGACATAGACGAAATCTATATCCACTGTGCTGATACCCCGGCGAGCATGGACATCGGTT